CTTGGACTTGACACTTGACACCATGCGTGACAAAGTGTTGCGTATCAAGCAGATTGCCAAGGACGGTGTGTTGTTCCAAGAGTATGACTTTGAACCCTGTGTGCAAGACGAGATTGTTGAGTTCATGGAAGCAAACCAAAATCGCCTGCGTGAGATGAGCTTGCGTATGGCATTGAAGATCGCAGACTTGCGCAAGAGCTTTGAAGGCAACTGGAAGCGCATGGCTGAGACTACATGCATGAAGAGTGCCTGACATGGCTTGGCTTATTGTGCTACTGTTAATATTTTTAGGGCACATTGGCTTTGCATTCTTATTAGCATTTCTTATTTTGTTACTTGATTGAGTTTTACCCCGGGGATTGGTTGGCTCCGCCCCGGGTTTTTACACAGGGACTTCGGTCCCTGTTTTTTTGACTTTTGTTTTGCAAGAGTATATACTGTGCTATGTCTCAACACCTTGTAATCAAATTAGGCCATGATCTTGAACTACGTTTCCAAATAAGAGACACACCCTTGGCTGAGTTGTGGGTTGAACGCATGAGCATGCGGCATGCTTGGCCCATGGACAATCCAGATAGGTTTTACGGATTTGGCACTGCCCAACAAGAACAACAACGTGCAGTTGACATGATTCAACGATGCATTGTCACAATTAATGCACATGATCCAATTATTGATCGAGAGTTTGAATACACACAAGATGGTCTCAATTATTTGCACAATATATTTGAACGCTATCACGGTCTACTAGATCAACAAACATCTGAATATTGGCACTCAGCACCCAACACAGTTAGACAAGCATTGGCCAATTTAAATTTAGCAGTACACAGATGCGAAGCAGCTATGGCTGCACCTTGCCCAAGATTCGTTTGCACCTGGTTTGGCATGCCCAAGACCAAACAGTTAGATGTTGAAACAATACAAACACATGGCGAACTACAAATCAAATTTGGTACAGTGTATCTCAACTACTGTGAGATTGGCAAGACTGTGGAAGACCTTGCACACGACAATGATATATACATAGGAGATGATGCATTCCGGCCATTTGGTCACTACAGTGCAGATTTCAATGTGGCATTTTATAATCAAGACTTAAATCAAAAACTGTCCGGCATGCAACAATACATTGAGCAACACCAAGAGTTTTTTCTTGCTCACAGCATTGAAAGTGTGTATAATGTAAAAGCGCAACCGTTGAGATTTCCTGTGGCAGATTTAGAATACACCGGAACTCAACAAGAACTAATCTCTCAAATAAGGTCACAACAACTTGTGCGTGAAGTAAAAATATTTTGAAACAAGCAACTATTGTTATTAAAGACGAAGTAAACATCAAGATTGAAGGCCTGGACTTGGATGCTCGCAAGGCCTTGGTCACAGCATTCAAATATGAAAACCCTGCGGCACGTTATTTGCCAGCGGTGAGATTGGGACGTTGGGATGGCAAGGTAGCATACTTTCAACTTGGTGGCAGCACCTATGTGAACCTGTTGCCAGAGATCATGCCCATATTGGAACGGCTCAATTACGATATTGAACTGGATGATCAGCGTGACTACTCAAATACATTCAACTTTGAGCAGGTGAGTGAAACAAGTTTTGAACATGTGAAATGGCCCAAAGCACACCCGGCAGCAGGTGAACCCATCACCCTACGCGACTATCAAGTAGAGATCATCAACAACTTCTTGGCCAATCCACAGTGCATACAGGAAGTGGCCACAGGCGCAGGCAAGACCATAATGACAGCGGCCCTGAGCAATGCCGTTGCTCCTTATGGACGCAGTATTGTTATTGTGCCCAACAAGAGTCTTGTGACACAGACCGAAGCAGACTACATCAACATGCAACAAGATGTTGGTGTGTACTTTGGTGACAGAAAAGAATACGGACGTCAGCACACCATATGCACATGGCAAAGCCTAAACAACCTGTTGAAGAACACCAAGGCAGGTGTAGGCGACTGCACCATAGGTGAGTTTTTGGAAGATGTGGTGTGTGTTATTGTGGACGAAGTACACATGGCCAAAGCAGATGCACTCAAAACCTTGTTAACAGGCGTCATGGCTACAGTGCCAATTCGCTGGGGTCTGACAGGAACAGTGCCCAAAGAAAAATTTGAAAGCCAGGCCTTGCTGGTCAGTTTAGGTCCGGTGATTGGACGACTCAGTGCCAGCGAGCTGCAACAACAAGGTGTGTTGGCCAACTGCCATGTGAACATTGTGCAATTGATCGACCATGTGGAGTACAAGGACTACCAAAGCGAACTCAAATATCTCTTGGAAGAATCAGGGCGCTTGGACACCATGGCTAACCTTGTGCGGCAAGTAAACGAAACAGGTAATACTCTGGTGCTGGTAGATCGCACCGAGTGTGGTAGGCAACTGGTTGCAAGACTGGGAGACAAGGCTGTGTTTGTTTCGGGCGCAACAAAGGCACAAAGAGACAAGCAGAGTATGATGAGGTAGCAGATGCAGTTGATAAAATCATTGTGGCAACTTATGGTGTTGCTGCCGTTGGTATTAATATTCCTAGGATTTTTAATCTTGTGCTTGTTGAACCTGGTAAGAGTTTTGTGCGTGTCATTCAGTCAATCGGTCGTGGCATACGCAAAGCAGAAGACAAAGACCACGTACAAATCTGGGACATAACATCAACTTGTAAATTTGCCAAGCGCCATTTGACCAAGCGCAAACAGTTCTACAAGGAAGCCAACTATCCCTTTACACAAGAGAAACTGGAATGGATGCAAATAAAATAAAAATAGCTGTGTGTGGTGATAGTTTTTGCACAGCCTGCACTGAAGATTTGGTCAAAACAGGCACAGGAAATCGTGCTCACTTTAGTCAAATTTTAGAAGATGTATATGACTATGAAGTATTGCACCTAGCACACGGCGGGTTCAGCAACATTGCTATTGCGTTTCAAATACAAGAAGCTGTGAATCAACAAGTGGATGTGATTGTGTACAATCAAACATGGTCTGGCAGATTTGAAATGATAAGGACAGGATTTGATGACCGCCGCGGTTTGAAAAATTTTTGTTATCATAATTTACACCATCCATCCACACACAGCGACTTGGTAGGAAATCAAAGCTCTCCGGTGTTGTCTACTGTGTGGCAAGGGGCAGAACAAAATGCTATGTTAAGTTCTGAACAAGTGCTGGCATTGAAATTGCGTATCAAACACATGTTTGATGAAGGACTGCAACAGATTATTGATGGATGGTTGCTGGACTACTGGCACAAACGCTCAATAGAGCACGGAATCTTGCCAATAAAATTCAATGACGAAGCAATAGGTGCAGTGGCCTATGAATTCAGTGATGCCAACACCAACTACGATACTCCATTTCACACAGATCGAGCTACACAAGAAATTGTTGCTGCCAACATTGATCGATACATCAAGGACAACTGCAATGGGCACCATATTTAAAGAAATAAAAAACTTTGTCAAACCAACTTCGGGTGTGTTTGTAGAAATCGGTTCAGAACGCGGCGAAGGCAGCACACTTGAATTGAGCAGGCTGGCCAAGTTGCATGGTACCAAGTTGATCAGTGTGGACATTTCTGACTCAGCAAAAAACAGATATCAAACACAATTGCCTGATGTGAAATTTGTTGTGGCTCCGGGCAGTGCATGGGCTCGAGAGTTTGGCAGCATGCCCACAGATATTGCATGTTTGTATCTAGACAACTTTGATTATATCTGGGACATAAATGACATACGTCCAGCCATACAAAGGCAAATGGAAGAATACAACAGTCGTGGACAAGTGATGAGCAACCAGGCCTGTCAAACAGAACACATGGCACAGATCCTTGCACTGCGTGGTTGTTTGAATCGGCATAGCACAATAGTCATGGATGACACTTACTGCATCAACGATTGCTGGATTGGCAAATGCGGACCTGTTGTGGTTTACTTAAAAGCACAAGGCTGGCAAGTGGTACATCAAACACTAGATTGCGGTGTGATCATGCAATATATTTGACAAAAACATCAAGCACCTGTATAATAAACATATGAGAATACTAACCCTAGACAATATTCATTACGACCTAGATCATTTGCCCGAAGAAGTAGATGACATGCGATTTGCCATCTTAGACAACTCAAACCCGCAAGAACCCGATTACCATTTTATCCCACTAATCTTTTTAGAAAGCTTCAATGCACCTGCCTTGGTGCTACGCATTGGTGAAAACACCATCAAGATGCCCATGGACTGGCAAATACTCATAGGCGAACCAGAAGTAGGTGACTTGGAAGTGCTGCCACTTACATCAATCAACGACCGTGGATTTAGAGTGTTTCAGTTCAATCCACTCACAAGTTTTCGCCCCAGTTTCCCGGACATTGAAATCTTGGATGTGTATCATGAAGTATCGTGGTATGCACCCAAGCTAAAGAATGGGCAGTTACTTGCAGTACCATTGAATGATGATCCTGATCCAGACTGTGTGTACTTTGTGAAAGACATCAGTCGCAACTGTGAGATAGTAGACTACAACAAATCATGGTGACACATGGCATACACTGAACCCCAAATATTTGAAATCGTCAATCGCTTGGCCAAGATTTACTTGGAAAGTTACCCAGAAGATCAGGCGGGCCTGGAAAGATTCCTACGCTGGGCGCACACTCAATATGGCTACAAGTATGGGAACTCTTAAACCCGGCGCCACCTACATCTACGAGCGCAATGGCAACGAAGTGTATGCTCGTGAATCAGGTGCTGATCCCAGTACCAGACAACTCATGGGTTACAGTTACGATCCTGTGACGGGACACCAAATTGATTATACCAAACAAACATCAACCGGAGATAGCTTGTTTGACCGTCTGCAAGAAGATAAAATGTGGGGTGAAATCCGACGCCTGGCCAAGACCAACCCTACTTTACAAGATGCGGTAGACCGTGTTATAATGATATACAAGTTGATCAAGATAGACAAATGAAACAAAATATTAATCCTTACGATCCTGTACAATTTAAAAAAGAATTTGAATCTACAGATATATGCCGTAATGTCTCCGAAGATTTTGATAATTTATGGTGGGATCAACAATTTATTAAATCTTTTGACAGCATTACTCCTAGACAAATGGCATCTGGTACCAATGCAGGATTTTCCATGACACCATTTTATTATTTGAGATCTTTGTTGGAAAAAAATCCAAATTCAATATATGATTTAGGCTGCGGGGCCAACTTGTTTAAAAAATATATTCCTAACATTATTGGAGTTGACAAGAGCTATAGCCATACTAGACCTGCGCTGGCCAAGCCTGATTGGCCTGGTTGGAGAGTTTATCCTGATATAGAAGAGTTAGTTGATAAAGAATATGTTAGAAATCATCAGATTTTTTTTGAATCAGTGTTTTCAATCAACTCTTTGCATTTTAGACCATTGACTGACCTTCGTTTGGTATACGAAGAATTTATTAGTATGGTAGCGCCCGGTGGTCGAGGATTTCTTTCTATAAACATACAACGCATGATTGACCATGAGAGTATTTCAAGACCTAGTGTACATCTAATAGATTACGAATCGTACGTAAGATCGCAGCTAGATAATTTGCCTTGCAAATACTTAATTTTTGATGTGAATTTAGATATCTTGGATAACTGGTTGGATGGAAATGTTAGACTGGTATTTGAACGATGAGCGACAAACTAAATATTGCTAACGAGATGCGACAATTGGATCGCAAGAACAGAAACTTCTATCGTGATCTCACGGAAGAGGAACGCAAGAAGTTTTCAAACTATCTCATGATTCGTTGGGCCAGCTGTGTAGAAGGCTCCAAGGAGATGCAAGAGTTTTATTTGATCTCCACCAACGAGCGATTGAACAAACACTTCTTCAACATCAACCGACACCCTGAACTGCAATGGTTGTGTGCTACTACAGTGAGTCCAGACATGGGCACACCCAGACACAACTGGATCTCGCCCAAGAAGAAAGAAACAGGCGCAGGGGCAAGTGCCGTTAAAAAACAACTGGCAGAGTTGTTTCCCACATACAAAGAAGATGAAATAGCCATGCTGGCCTCAATGACCACAAAAAAAGAACTTGATCAATACATCCGAGACCATGGCCGAGACACTAAGTGAACTAACCTGCGGCTACTGCAAGAAAACATTCAGACGTGCAGAAAGTCTTGTGGTTCACATGTGCGAACCCAAGCGCCGCAGATCAGAACGGTCGGAACGTGGAGTTGAACTGGGTTTTCAATCCTACTTGAGATTCTATGAGATTGCGCAAGGGTCAGCCAGGCTCAAAACATTTGATGACTTTGCAGACTCACCATACTACCGGGCCTTTGTTAAGTTTGGCAGATACTGTGTGGGCACAAAAGCAATCAATCCCAGACAGTTCACAGAGTGGTTGTTGAAACACAACAAAAAGATTGACAACTGGGGCTCAGACAAAATCTACACTGAGTATTTGCTGGACTATTTGAAAGTTGAAGCAGTGGCAGACGCCTTGGCGCGAGCAGTGGAGTTTGGCATAGACTGGAGTGGGACTCACTCAGCACCGCCACATGATTGTTTGCGTTATGGCAGCACTCACGCTATGTGCTATGCTGTCACAACAGGACGCATCAGTCCCTGGGTGATATACAACTGTGAGTCGGGGCAAAAGTTCCTGAGCGAACTCACAGCAGACCAAGTATCAATGATATGGCCCTACATAGATTCAGACATATGGCAAAAGAAATTCTCAGATTATGCTGCCGATGCTGAGTACGCTAAAGAAATATTGAAACAAGCAGGATGGTAACATGATAGGTAACATCAGTCAAACTGGCAAGTACATAGCAGTCACCGGCGGTGCTGGTAGTAACTATGTCAACAACAGTAATTACATGGGTGTTGGACAATTACAATACAACACCAGCAATCAACGACTGGAAATATACAACGGCACCAGTTGGCAACCACTTAATCTAGGTCAATATTACGTTGGTCTCAATCCATATGCCGAAGACGCTATTGATTGGGTACACAAAAGAATGGCAGAAGAAAAGGAAGCACGAGCCATGGCTGAACAGTATCCTGCTGTGGCCGATGCCTTGGGTGCTGTGCGTGAGGCTGAAGAGCAATTGAAAACTGTTGTGGCGCTGTGTAGAATATGAGTGCAGACATTGACATCGACGTTCCGGATCGTGCTAAAATATTAGCACTGATCCAGCACACACCTGCTAGACAGGTTGTGGATGGGCGACCACGCCGGCACAATTCGGGCATCTATGTCACAGACATTCCGCAAGATCCAGAACATGGCTGTGCTGCCATTGACTATGAGTCAGCAGAACAGCGTGGCTACTTTAAAATTGACTTGTTGAACATGAGTGTGTATCAGTTGATCCAGGATCCTGCACAC